ATGTTCAGAAAACAAAATGTGCTTCCAGAAAGTCTGTATCTTGATGCAATCGAAAACACAAACCGTATGGCTGATTCTGTCGAAAGCTTTGATTTGGACTTGTCTTTTAAGTATCCAAAGCTTTATGGCAGAAGAGACAAGGAAGTATTTGTAGAGCGAATTAAGAGCGGGCTTGAAGCCAAGCTTTTGTCTGGTGCTATTTCAAAAGAGCAGCTTCCTAACTTCAAGTCGGCTATTGCTGAAGAATGCCGAGTGTTTGACAAAATCGACATGTCAGGATTCATGCTGTTTATGTCAGAGCTTGTTACATGGTGCAAGTCAAACGGCATTCCTGTTGGGTTCAACCGTGGCTCATGTGGCGGATCTCGTGTAGCCTATGTTACCGATATTACAGACTTAAATCCAGAGACATGGCATACGGTATTCTCTCGTTTCTGTAATGAAGATCGTAAGGAAATCGGTGATATTGATATCGACGTCTCACCGTCTGACAGAGACCGAGTGTATGAGTACATTATCAATCGTTTTGGGCAGGATAAAACCGCGTTTATTCTTGCTGTTGGAACGATTAAGTCCAAGGGTTGTATTGATGAGATTTGCCGTGCGCTTGGTGTTCGGTGGAACAAAGAACATCAGCACGACTTGAAAGACCTGAAAACGGTACTTAAATCACTGAAAGATCTAAATGTCGAAATTCTATTTGGCGATGCAAGAGATGGTAATGCGACCTATTACTTCGATAAGGAGAATGGGAATCAGCTTATTTTCCAGAGCAGATTAAGTAATACGCCAAGATCGGAGTTAATCAAGTATTACACCAAGGAATACGACAGGCTTAAAGCAGAAAACGAAAAGATTTTTGAAAAGAACCCGTGGACTGGAAAAATCAATAGTGTTATTAAGCAGGAGTTTGAAGCAGATCCGGAGGCAGCAAGAAAAAAGTATTCCGAGGTTTTTTACTACTACGATGGTCTTCTTGATACTGCAATCTCTCAGTCGATGCACCCAGCAGGTATTGTAGCGAGTCCAATCACTTTGGCGGATCATTATGGCACATTTGAAGATGCAGATGGGCATGTGCTACTTCAGATTGATATGGAGTGTGTGCATGAGGTAAGCCTTGTAAAATACGATATTCTTGGTTTGAAGAATATTGAGATTATCAAGGATGCGTATGACTTAATTGGAATTCCGTATCCAAAGTCACATGAAATTAACTGGTCTGATGAAGCTGTATGGAAAGATATGTTGCGTTCTCCTGTTGGTGTGTTTCAGTTTGAAGGAGATTTCGCACATTCCATGCTGAGGCAGTATGTTCCGCACAGCATCTTTGATATGTCACTGATTACTGCAGCGTTAAGACCGTCTGGCGCTTCTTATCGTGATGATTTGATGCAACATAAGCCGCACAAGAATCCGTCAGCAATTATCGACGATCTTCTGAAAGACAACAACGGATATCTGATCTATCAGGAGGATGTTATTAAGTTCTTGCAACAGATTTGCGGCTTTTCCGGTTCTGATGCAGATAACACGCGCCGTGCTATTGGTCGTAAGGATGAAGAGCGTTTGAAAAAAGCGCTTCCTCAGATTCTTGAGGGATATTGTGAAAAGTCAACGCAGCCGCGTAATATTGCGGAGCAGGAGGCGAAAGAGTTCCTACAAATTATCGAAGACGCTTCCAGCTATATGTTCGGTTATAATCATTCAATTGGTTATTGTATGATTGGCTATTTGTGTGCTTATCTCCGCTATTATTATCCGTTTGAATTCATCACTGCATATTTGAACAATGCAAATAATGAGGATGATATTAAAAACGGAAGCGCACTTGCCGAACTGTACGGAATTCAGATTGTTCCTCCGAGGTTTGGCTTGTCAAAAGACAAGTATCTGTTTGATAAGAAGTCCCAAGTAATTGCTAAGGGTATTGAGTCTATCAAATACATGAACAGCACTGTGGCGAATGAGTTGTACGAAATCTCTCAAAAGCATAAGCCAAATACTTTCATGGAGTTGCTGTGTCTAATGGCGGTTGAAAGTTCGTTAGATACAAGGCAAAGAGATATCCTTATCAAGATTGACTACTTTAGAGATTTTGGTAACATCCCAGAGCTAAGCAGAATCGTCAGTTTCTTCTCATTCTTCAAAAACGGCACAGCAAAGCGAGTTCAGAAAGATAAACTGAGCGATGAGATGATTAAGCTGGTTTCTCAGTATGGCACAGATAAAAACAAAGACGGAACATCTGGTAAATCATTTGTGATTACAGATATTGGCGGCTTGCTTGTAGCTTGTGAGAAAGCTGTAAAATCACTTAATCTCCCCGATGTTGATTTGAAAAATAAGATTCAGACGCAGCTTGAGCTTATGGGGTATATTGATCTGACAACAAAAAAACCAGAAGATCGCCGTAAACTTCTGATTACGGATGTGTTTCCCCTTGTAAGCAAAAAGGATAATAACATCTGGGGATATGCAGTTCAAACAAGGTCAATCGGTAGTGGTAAGGCTGCGCGGCTTACTATTCGTAGCTATCGGTATAAAAAGAATCCTATTAAGAGATTCGATATTATTCAGGCAAAAGAGTTAGGAAAAAACAAGAGTGGGTATTGGTATTTGCTCGATTACGAACTAATTGCCTAAACAAGAAAGGACGTAACGAACATGTGTGGTAAACACTTAGCAAAACGCAAAAAAAATCATGCACCACTGGTTGCTGTACTTGCAATCTGTGCTATCGTGGCTGTTGTTATTACAGAAGTAATAAGCTGTTCTCAGGACGCAAAGGCGTATGAGTTTTATGATTCATACAGTTATCCCGTGACTACATCATATGTAATTCCGTCAAAAGAAATTGTTGTAGACAATACGGAAGAATTTGATGTTGAAGCTGAGGACATTGAGTATGTCGATGTCGAATTTGCAGACTTGGTTATTAACGAACCAGAAGCAGTTGTCGAATCAGAGCCGCCATATTCGGAAGAAGATCTTGATTTACTTGCGAGGTTGATAACGGCAGAAATGGGAAGCGAATGGGTTCCGGATGAGGTGCAGTTATATGTCGGCAGCGTACCACTCAACAGAATGAAGAGCGATGCTTTTCCAGGTGAGACATTATACGATGTGGTCTACCAAAAAGGTCAATACTCCCCGACTTGGACTGGTGCTATTAACAACACACCAGATGAACGCACGATTGAAAATGCCAAGAAACTCCTAACAGAAGGCAGCGTTTTGCCAGAAAATGTTGTGTTCCAAGCGAATTTTAAGCAAGGTGATGGTGTTTACTATGAATACTATGATGAGATCCTTGGCACAACCACTTATTTTTGCTACTTAGGAAATAGTTAAACAATCGGAGGAATGAGGATTGAAGATTGTAAAACCAAATGCTGAACTTATGTTTGCCCCAAATAATGATGATCTTTTTGCATTAAAGCACTTAGAGTCAGTCGGGAGAACATGCTATAAGAGCGAAAACAATATTACCGATGATTCGTGCATCAATTTTGTTTCCGGAATTATTAAGCGTGGACATGAAGCCGTTATTGAACATTATTCTTTCATTTATGAGCTGAATGATGTGAGCTTGGACAGCCTTGAGTTTTTAATTAAAAACCTGTCTGATAATGGCTTCAATAGTTATCTTCGTATTACATACGATAAGCGTCCGGTTGTTTCTGGAAATGTGAGAGCATGGAGAGAACTTTTTAAGTGGGCGACAAAGCTTGGATACCGTATTCCTGGATATATGAAGTCATTTGTATATGCGTATCCTTTGTTTTTCCCAGAATACAAAGACTCATTGTTTTCAACAGAGGTAGATGAGGATTATGTGTTTACACCATTGAGTGTAGCAGGTTTGCATGGCGATATTGAGCTACTGGCACATGTTGATATCACAGCTCGTCTTACAAACGACCGTGGCGTGTCTCACGAGGAAGTCCGCCATCGCCCAGCGAGTTTTGCGCAGGAAAGTACACGATACTGCAACTACTCTAAGGACAAATTTGACAATACGATTTCCTATATTGACCTTTTGGGTGGTATGGAGCTTGATAGCAAGGTCAAAGGAATGTCTGCAAATGAAAAGTCTGCAATTTATGATGAATGGGTGTCGGCCTGTGAAGACGCTGAGCGTCACTACTTCAAAATGCTTGAGCTTGGGGCAACCCCGCAAATTGCGCGTTCCGTGCTAAATAATTCTACGAAAACAGAAATTTGCATTACGATGAATCTTGCCGAATGGAGACATTTCTTTACATTGCGTCTTTCATCGGCAGCACATCCGCAAATGCGTGAAGTAGCGTCTATGCTGCTTGATCGGTTTGATACGGAGTTTCCTCAGTATCATAAGTATGTTGGGGTGAGCGAATGAAAGTGATTTGTATTTCTGGTAAAGCGCAGCACGGGAAAGATACATCCGCAAATTTGCTTCGTGAGGAATTAGTTAATCAATGCCAAAGCGTACTTGTAACACACTACGCAGATTTGCTGAAGTACATCTGCCGTAACTTCTTTGATTGGGACGGTAAGAAAGACGATGCTGGTCGCAAGCTTTTACAGTATGTTGGGACGGATGTGGTTCGTCAGAAGCGTCCGGATTTCTGGGTAAGTTTCCTCGTCAATGTACTCGATCTGTTTCCCGATGAATGGGATTATGTTCTAATTCCGGATTGTCGTTTTCCAAACGAAATTGAGGCTATGAGAAACGCTGGCTTTGATGTAACGCATCTACGAATTGTGCGACCAAATTTTAATAGTCCACTCACAGTGGAGCAACAGCAGCATCCTTCAGAAACAGCGCTTGATAGCTACCATGCAGATTATGTGATTTGCAACGATGGTACAATCTCAGATCTAAAACACAAACTATCAAATTGGCTTGGAGGTGAACAGCATTAAGCGTTTGACAATTCTTATTGATATGGATGATGTGTTAGAAAACCTTGTTGAATGTTGGGTTGCTGCGCTGAACCGAAAACACGGAACTACGGTTAAGCCAGAAGATATCACAAACTGGCTGATTGGTGAATTCTTCCCGTCTCTTACAAAAGAAGAACTGTTTGCCCCTTTGAATGATCCAGCATTCTGGGGAAATCTTTCTCCTATGCCGTTCGCACAGGATGTTATTTGCCGGCTGATTGACGATGGACATTTGGTTCGGGTTGTAACTTCGTCTTACTACAACACTGTTCCGCCAAAGATGACATGGCTATTTAAGCATTATCCGTACCTATGTTGGAAAGATGTCATTATTGCACACGACAAGAAACTTATTAACGGTGATGTCTTGATTGATGACGGCGTTCATAATCTCGAAAACGCAAAGTACAAAAAGCTTCTTTTTGACCAGCCACACAACAGAAGCTATAACGCAGAAGAAAATGGCATGATTCGCGTTCACGATTGGAACGAGATTTACCGTGCTATTTGCGAAATCGCAGGAGGCGAAGAATGATTACAGAAATTCGGAAAAGAGACGGTCGTATTGAACCGTTTGATGCAAGTAAAATTGCCAATGCAATTACAAAGGCGATGGTATCTGTCGATGAAGTTGATGGAGATGTAGCTTTGCGCGTTACAAGCAAAATCTCAAATTCTAACCTTTCTGGCGTTGTTGATGTTGAGCAGATTCAGGACATGGTTGAAGACGGCTTGATGGGAAGCAGATGCAAGAAGACTGCGAAGGCTTACATCAAGTATCGTGAGAAGCGCAATCAGGAGCGCCAAAAGAACAACGAATTGAATAAGCAGATTGAAGATATTCTCTTGTGCAACAATGTTCAAAACCAGAACGCAAATGTCGATGAGCATTCGTTTGGCGGCAGAAAATTTGAAAGCGCAAATGTACTCCACAAAAATATTGCAATGAATGTGTTTGTACGGCCTGAGGTTGCGCAGGCTCATAGGGAGTCGAGAATCTATCTGCATGATTTGTCAGAGTACGATATTGGAGATCACAACTGCCTATTTGCAGATCTTGGGCGATTGCTCCATAACGGCTTTGCAACAAGAAACGGTGATGTTCGCCCAGCGAATAGCTTTTCTACGGCCTGCCAGCTTATCGCTGTAATTTTTCAGATTCAGAGCCAAGTTCAGTTTGGCGGAGTCGCATCTTGCCATATTGACTATGATCTTGCTCCATTTGTGAAGAAAAGTTTCGTCAAAAAGTATGTCATGGCTCTTGTAAAAGCAAGCGCAGAATTTGGAGAAACTGACTTTTCTATTATGACAGATGAAGAGCTTGATGATTTTATCAAGAAAATTAAGCCTGTAATTTTAGAGCGCGTCGGTTTATCCGAAAGCGATATTTATATCGACAACAAGGCGAACCTTGATCCTGTTATGTACAATCAGGCGTATTTTGACCTAATGTGCGAGGGCAAACAGTCGGCACAAAGCTTGTATCACAACCTGAACACACTGGAAAGCCGCGCGGGATCTCAGATTCCGTTTACATCAATCAATTTTGGTACGGACACATCGACAGAGGGCAAGCTCGTTTCAAAGTGGCTTATGGCTGCAAGTCTTGATGGTATTGGCAAATATCACCTCACACCAATTTTCCCAATCAGTATCTTCAAGTACAAGAGCGGCGTGAACGCTCATAATGGTGATCCGAACTACGATATCAAAAAGCTTGCCATTAAGTCACTGAGCAGAAGAATTTATCCCAATATTGTCAACTGCAATTTCTCAGGAAACATTGAAGAACCTGGCAATCCAGATACGGAGATGGCAACGATGGGTTGTAGAACGATGATGGGATATGACAGAAATGGGCTTGGATATTCTAAACTTGGGCGCGGAAATGTTTGCCCGACTACAATCAATCTTCCGAAGCTTGGTATCAAACATGGTATTTGTCTTGGCGAGCGTGATACCGCTGATTTAGACGGATTCTGGGAAGAGCTTGACGAAGTGCTACATCTTACAGAAATGTCCCTTGTAGACCGATTCTATCATGTGTGCAAACAGTCTGTTGCCTCTGCGAAGTTTATGTATGGCAATGGAACGATTGCAGATTATGATAAGGCTTCTTATAAGGGCATTTATGAGGCGATGAAGCATGGAACTCTCGCCGTTGGCTATATCGGTATTGCAGAGATGTGTCAGGCGCTTTTTGGAAAAGACCATTCTGAAGATGATGAGGTCTGGAAATTTGCATTGAGCGTTGTAAAGCATATTTATGATTTTTGCGTAGAGGCAAGCGAAAAGCACGGTCTAAACTTCTCATGTTATGCTACGCCAGCAGAAAATCTGTGCCGCACTTATGCTACTGCTTTGAAAAAGGAATTCGGTGTAATTCCGAAAGTAACAGATCGTGAGTATATCACAAATTCTCACCATGTTCCCGTTTGGCAGAAGGTATCTATCTACAGAAAGCTTGAATTGGAAGCTCCGTTCTGCAAGTATCCGACTGGCGGCTGCATTACCTATATCGAACTGGAAAGCTCGATTATGAAGAACGAAAAGGCTGTTGAAGATATCATTGACTACGCTATGTCGCTTGATATCCCGTATCTTGCATTTAACTTCCCGATTGACTCATGCCTCAAGTGTGGGTATCAGGGTGAGATTGGATATAACTGCCCTAAGTGTGGCAATACGGAAATTCAGCGTCTCCGTCGAGTTACCGGATATCTTACGACAGATTACCGTAATTTCAATGCTGGAAAAATCAAAGAATGCCTTGATCGAGTTAAGCACAGCAACTATACAGACTTCAATCAAATGAAGGATGATACTGAGTGAATGTATCTGGCATTAACTTTGAATCCATAGCGGATGGTGATGGTGTTCGGGTTGTGGTGTATATTAGCGGCTGTTTGCACAACTGCAAGGGATGCCACAATCCAACATCTCACTCTTTTACGGCTGGCAGACCTTTTACAGAAGAGTTGCAGCGTGAGGTTATAGAGTACATCAAGAAAACACCATTTATTTCTGGATTAACATTAAGTGGCGGAGATCCTATGTATTCTGCAAGTGAGCTTGTGCCGTTTGTGACGGCGTTGAAAGAGGATATAAAAGATATCTCCGTGTGGATTTACTCAGGGTTTAGCTATGAAAAAATACTGGAAAACAGTGAAATGCTAAGTCTTTTATCATTGTGTGATGTGCTTGTTGATGGAGAGTTTATTCTTGAGCAGAGAGACATGACGCTTTGCTATAAAGGAAGCTCAAATCAAAGAATCATCGACATTCCAAAATCGCTCTCATCTGGAGAGATTATTCTATGGAAAAGCGAGGTAGTCGCAGTTGAACAGAATTGCAAAGTTTGAAAAGGTGAGCAAGCAGCAGTTCGCGGAAGCTATGCTTAACACCTTTGGAAATATTTTTACAGCAAATATTGATGATGTGTCGCTCCCTGTCCGTGCGACCTCTGGATCAGCAGGATATGATTTTGTCAGTCCAATTTCATTTGAACTTGCCGCTGGTGAGTCAATCAAAGTCCCAACTGGTATCCGTGTTAATATCCGAGAGGGTTGGTGGCTCGCTATTGTTCCTCGTAGTAGCCTCGGCTTCAAGTATCGGATGCAGCTTGATAATACTGTTGGTGTAGTCGATAGCGATTATTACCATTCAGATAATGAGGGACATATTTTCGTGAAAATTACAAATGACAGCCGCGATGGAAAGTCGCTTGTGGTAAACGCGGGTGATAAATTCGCGCAGGCCATCTTTCTTCCTTATGGCATTACATATGATGATGCAGCAAGCGGTATCAGAAATGGCGGGTTTGGATCTACGAATACTCCCCATGTAATTGAGTTTGGGCAGGCAGAAAAGGTCGGCTAAATAGCGTGGAATTAGACAGAGTTTATAATGTGGACTGTCTGATCGGAATGAGGGAGATTGCAAATGAATCTATTGATATGATCTTTTGTGATCTCCCTTATGGGGTAACTAAGAACAAGTGGGATTCTGTTATTCCACCAGAATTGCTCTGGGCGCAATACAAAAGAATCATCAAACCAAATGGTGCAATTCTTTTGTTCGGTCAAGATAAGTTTACGGCTAAGATGATGTTGTCAAATGAAAAACTACATCGTTACAACATTATTTGGCGTAAGGTTTTGAAAAGCGGATTTCTGAATGCGAATAGAATGCCGCTACGGGAACATGAAGATATCATGGTCTTTTATAAATCGCAGCCAGTCTATAATCCACAAATGGTAAAAGGACAAAAGAATCATAGTAAAGGTAAAGCAAAGGGCGAAAATGCGGAAGATATTCTGAATAATCGCGTGTACGGTGCGTATAAAGTCGTAGAAACGACCGGAGATATGAAACACCCGTCTTCGATTTGGGAGTTTCCAAAGTCTCATCCGTCTGTTGCAATCAGCTCAACTGAGAAGCCTATTGAACTATGCAGATATGCAATTCGTACTTTTACGAATCCAGGTGCAGTTGTTCTTGATAATTGTTGTGGTTGCGGGTCTATTCCGATTGCTGCAAAGCTTGAAGGACGTCACTACATAGGCATGGATAATGGCATTTGCGATAATAAAAAGAGTAAATATTTTGGAATGCCTTGGGCTGATGTTGCAACACAGCGCTTGGCGGAAATTGCATGAGGTGTGATATGTGCTATTGTGTCGGAAGATGCGGTTCTGAAATTCTTGTAGAGCATGGTTACAACGGAGAATGTGTAGCGACTTGTGGTTACTGTCGCTGTATGCAGGGCGATGAATGTTTTGATCCTACGGAGCTTTGTGATGGCTGCTCAATGTGCAAAAGCGAGGATCGTTATGCCTAATGAAAATTTGAACTTAGTTCCAGCAATTCGCGCAATTGAAAAACAAATCAGCGAGCTGAATAGTGAATATGTGAAGAAGATTACGCCATACAAAGAGAGTTTAGCCAAGCTCAGAGAAATCAATACGGCTTGCGAAACATGCTGTGGAACAGGAAAAGTGTTTAGGCGTTCATGCGCAGAAGACGATGGAGACTACTATACATGTCCAGACTGTAAGGGTTCTGGCAAATGTGCAGATCATGTTTAAGCTTATAATCGCTGGCGGGCGTGATTTTAACAACTATGACGGCATGTCGAAATGTCTTGACCGTCTGCTGAAAAACATCAACGATAATATTGAAATTGTTTGCGGAATGGCTCGTGGCGCAGATCGACTTGGAGAACGCTATGCAAAGGAACACGGTTACAAAGTAATCTACATGCCCGCTGATTGGGATTTGTACGGAAAATCTGCCGGCTTCAAACGCAATGTGCAGATGGCTGAGTACGCAGATGCACTCGTTGCTTTTTGGGATGGAGTATCGTCTGGTACAAAACATATGATAGAAACAGCGCAAAATATGGGACTTGATGTGCGCGTAAAAAAGTACCTAATGGTAAAGAGGGATTCCACATGAATGAGCTTAAAAAGTATGAAGAACTGAAAAACAAGCTACATGATGCGGTAAATGAATTATGTGTATTATGCGGAAAGTATCAGTTTGAGCATATTGGTATGTGTGATGGGTGTAGATGGAAGCAGGAAAAACACGCATGGACGAAAGAGTAAATAATAGTATCTGCCCGTTTGTCCGCTCTGGCGAATGTGATGTTCCTCCGTGTAGTTCGTGTTTTTTATACCATTTGAGTTGTCATGAAGATAAAAAGGAGCAGCGAGAAAATTGAAACGACCAGAAATCACAAAGCAATTATCAGAGCTGTTAGAAAAACACATTGATCCGCATAACGATCCGCGTGTGTATTGGGCAAAAGAAGTGACATTTGATTATGCAACAAGCAATACCGTAAGAGTTGACTACATGCTTTTCAAACCAATAAACAACTCCATTTCTGGCATTGAAAAAGGAGATTTCTCTTGCTATGAGATTAAATCCTCCGTCGATGATTTTCACTCGAAAAATGGACACAACTTCATTGGCGATAAGAACTACTATGTCATGCCAGAGAGTGTGTTTGAGAATGTGAAAAATGAAATCCCTTATTTTGTTGGTGTCCTATGCCCGCGTCAGGTATTTAGCGGTAGCTCTACATATCAACTTGTCGTTGTGAAAAACGCAAAGAAACACGATCGTACAAAATCAGTCTCAGAAATGCTGTTAATGATGTGGCGCTCGTCCAGACGCGAAATTGTTAAGGCAAGGCGTATTAAGAAAGTGGAGGAAGTAATGGAAACTGATGTTTTAATCAAAAATCTCCGTGAAGCTGCAAATAAATGGGACAGAGATAACCCAAATCCACCGACATTCTCGACGGTTTATTCTGTTGCTCTGCGTGATGCAGCAAGCAGATTAGAAGAGTATGAGAAGATTATTGCGGAGACGCAGAAACCAAACAATGTACTTAGCATCGAAGATCTTCAGCGTATGAATGGGCAACCAGTGTGGATTGAAGATATTCATGAGTGGGCTATCGTTTCTGTTGATGAGAATGGTTATTATGAGGGCATTCCATTTGCACAAGGACATTGTTTTAACTGGAATATTAAAGATCGAAACCTGAAATGTTATCGGAAACCGCCAGTCAGTAATACTCAGGAGGATAACTAATGGAGCGGCTGACCAATAAACGCGAGGCAGACGCTCAGCGTAAGGATTACGAAAATCGTATTAAAAATGGTTATCCTCGCAACATTCCGGAAGAGCGTTTCCTTCGCCTCGCTGCATACGAAGATACAAAGATGCCTCCAGAACTCGTTGAAAAGGTCGCCAAGTTTGCAATGTGGGTAAATGAAAATGGGATTGACCGGCTACGGCATCTTGCAGAAGCAGACGAAGAAAATCGTATTATTATCTTGCCATCAAAAGAATCCAGAAAGAAAGTACAGGAAGCATTTAACATCGTTGTGAAATATGGTTTTTGTAGCGATTGTGTACAGAAATATGATGGAACGCTTTGTCACCAATGCGATTGTTTTCAGAATGGCGTTGATATGATTAGACAAGCTTTATTTGAATCGGAGGATTTGTAAATGCCAGAATATATTTCAAAAGATGTGGCATTTCAGAGATTACTTTGTAAAGAAAGCGAATTCAATCATTGGAATGACTATAATCTTGCTCAATACATCATTGCGCAAATCGTTCCGGAAGATGTAGTTCCAGCAACGCATATACAAAAACTTGGTAATATTGTTCAAACAATAAAAAACGGACGGGCTTGTAGAACCTTTTCGTGTTGTGGAACTGACTGTACAGAAATGACATCATGGATGTGGCCTAAATACTGCCCTTGGTGCGGCGCTAAATTGAATGGTGGTGTTTGTAATGCCTAAATACATAGAATTATCTTCTCTTTTGGAAAAGCTTCAGGCAACAAGCATAGTCACAGATGATTTGTACGGCATGGGGATTATGAGTGGCATGGATGCTGCGAGAAAGATTGTAGCTGAACAGCCAATCATAGACGCAGAGCCGGTTGTAAGGTGTCAATATTGTAAGCACCATTAGGAATTGTGCGTCCAGATGATTCTTGCGAATTTGGCGAAAGGAGAGCTACAACACATGTCTGAAAACCGAAAGTTGTATATCGCAGACTGGCATTATGCACATGCAAACATTCTTGCATTTGATAATCGCCCGTTTAAGACAGTAGAAGAAATGAACAAAGAGCTTGTTAAGCGCTGGAACGCTGCGGTCGATCCTGGCGATACGGTTTATGTGCTTGGTGATATGTTCTGGTGCAAGGCGCAGGAAGCGCTACCGGTACTCCAATCGCTGAACGGTCAAAAATTCCTTATCAAAGGAAACCACGACCGTTGCAACGACGGCAAGTTTATCAAATCCTTTGTCAAGGTGACAGAGTATTTTGAAGTGGACGACGATGGCCGCAAAATCGTGCTTTGTCACTATCCTATTCCATGCTTCAAGAATCATTTCTATGGGTGGTATCACCTGTACGGTCATGTTCATAAATCATTTGAGCATGAAATGATGGAACACGACAAGTATCTGATGCAGGAATTATACGGAAAGCAGTGTCAAATGTTTAATGTAGGTGCAATGATGCCATATATGGATTATACGCCACGAACCATTGATGAAATTCTAAAAGGAGCAAGTTAAACAATATGGAAAAATTCTATGTGATAAAACCTGAGTGTGGATTTTACAAGCAGGTGTTCGACTATTTAGAAAACGCACAGATCGTAAACAAGTTGTTCAATCAGTTCTCTCATGATATGGAAATCGAATCCAATCTCTATTATGCCAGTAATGACACGGTGTCAATCGTACCGACAGCAAAAGACAAAGAGAAATTTGCAAATCAATTCAAAAAATATGCTGACGGCGCAACCGGTCTAATGTTTTTCAAACAGAATAGTAAGGTTTACAAGGAATGGATCGCTTTATTAAAAAAGAATGATTTGAAAGTAAAATGCCGTCCGCAGCCAGGATTCTATTTTGGAATTTGGGGCAGAGGGAGTTCCCGTTTATTTGAACACAATGGGAAGCTGTATATGTCATTAAACTACAATGAAGATTTTGAAGATCCACAGGATTGTGATCCTATTCTTGGCAGTGAGTTTTACAAGGTATTAGAGGAACTCGAACATAACGAAAAGAAATAATGAGGTGAAATATGAACACAGGAGTAATGTTTTCATCGAAGTCTATGAATTGGGCAACGCCGCAGGACTTCTTTGATAAACTCAACTCCGAGTTTCACTTTACCCTTGATCCGTGTGCAGACAGTGAAAACCATAAATGTGCTACATATTACACAGAGCGAGAAAATGGTCTTGCACAGTGCTGGGGGGGGGCAAACGGTCTTCTGTAATCCGCCATACGGAAGAGCGATTAAGGATTGGGTAAAGAAATGCTCGGAGGAATCGTTAAAACCAAATACGACGGTTGTAATGTTGATTCCAGCACGAACCGATACGAGTTATTTCCACGATTATATCTATCAAAAACCGAATGTTGAAATTCGTTTTATTCGTGGACGATTAAAATTCGGAGATGGAAAGAACTCCGCCCCATTCCCAAGCATGGTGGTTATATTCAAATCTAAAAAGGATGGAACATAATGGCTATCAAAGAAAATATGGACTTATACAGATGTGAAAAATGCAAAAAGCTTTATACATCTGAGTATGCTGCGAATATATGTTGTAAGCAATATCATTGTAGAGTATGCGAAAAAGAAACACCGCAGTATATGTTGATTTGCGATTCTTGCGCAGAGAATGAACGCTTTGAAAAAGCAAGAAAAATGACTCTGGCAGAGTATTATGAAGAGTTCCCAGGCAACATGCTCTATTACGGAGAAGAATTCTATGACGATATCGAATCTCTATTAGATAGCATTGATTGTGACTATGAGGATATTCCAAAGTATGTATACGGAACAACAATGGAAAGCATGGAGATCGACGCAAATCAAATGCTGCAGCAAGCAGAAGAAGATTCGGATGTTGAAGACTTTTATTTTGATGACGTCGCCGCTAAAGAACTAAGAGAATTTGTTAAGCAGTGGAACGCAAAATACGCTAAAAGCTACTATTCATGGAATGATAAGGTAGTTGTTATGCTTCCTACGGAATACCAGAAGGAGCGTGTCAATGATTAAAACAGTTGTTGGGGACATTCTTGACGCAACGGAAGATATTATCTGCCATCAGGTAAATTGTCGAGGTGTAATGGGAGCTGGTGTAGCAAAAACGCTCTGTACTCGTTGGCCTATCATCAAGAAGACTTACATCCGATATTGCAGAAGATTTGAAAATCAAAATGAACTTCTTGGTCATGTTCTTCCTGTAGCGGTTGAACCGAATAAGACTGTTCTGAATATCTTTGGGCAGCTTGATTATGGCAGAGACAAGTACCGCAAGTACACGGATTATGTTGCTCTCACAAAAGCGTTTGATGAGATCCGCAGTAAGTATCATAACAAATCGTTTGCATTCCCATATGGATTTGGCTGTGGATTAGCAAATGGTGACTGGAATATCGTTGAAAATATGCTCAACACATACTTTGGCGATATGAATGTTACTATTTACAGGCTTTCAGCAAGGAGCGATGAGGTATGAAACTATATTTTCGCAATAGCAGAGCTAAGTTCCGTCCTATCGCCAATATTGATGGCAGAAAGCCAGACAAAGAGATTGCCAAACAGATAGTTGCAAAAATCAATGAATTTTGTAGCGAACGAAACTTCAAAATTTATTACACGAGGATGTGGCACGAGGAATGCAAAGGAAAGCAAATGACAAAGTTTGATGTAGGAAGTCACACGGAATTTTTCTATTTTGAAAAAGCTCTTCCGTTCGCAGCGTTTCAAGGAGACGAATGAATGAAGATATTACTTATTCCAGACTGGCAAGGATGTACGATCATTACGGACAATGGGTACTGTACGATCCAGGGCTTGCCAAATGATATTGTAGACAAGGTGTTTGTATCTGAAATTCCTATTAGCAATGGGATTGGGCTGATTACCCCACTTGTAAATGAGCTTACTATCGTATCTGGCAGCAGCGTAGCAAGCCTATATCGCAAATTGCTCAATGAACACCATATCGTCACAAAAGAGATTTTTAACACAAAACCGTCCGT